ATTGGCAAGGGATTATCTAGACCCTACAATAACACTAGACCCTGCAAGTTATCCACAAAACCAAATATCAATATCTACATCAATAAAATTTTATTCACAAGCGAACGCAGGTGGTACACAAACAGGCAGTACACAACTTATAGCAGACAAAGGTGTAGATGGTTATGGTACATTTAGTGAGGGTTCAAATCCAGCAATAAGTCCAAACCAATTTGCTTTTTCTAAAGATTACGCTAATAATGAATATCATTTATATGTACCAGTTGGTGAGAGTGGTGCATACCAATACTTTGATGGTACAGGTATAGAAACACAAGATTTTACAAGTGGAGATACATCGGATTCGCAAACATTTGGTAGTGTAACGATTAACAGAATTGATTGTACTAAATATGGTAAGGGTACAAAAATAGTATTTATAAATAAATTTGGTGCATTACAAGAATTATGGTTTTTTCTTAAAAAAACACAAACAACAAACACTACAAGAGACCTATACAAAAGAAATTTATTAAGTGGTATAACGTATGACACCAAAGTACACGCAAATAAAATTTTCAACAAACAATTAAAACAAACACACAAATTAAGTTCTGGTTATTATAAAGAATGGACAAACACTTGGTTTGAGCAATTACTTGCTTCGGAAAGTGTATGGTTGATTAGAGATAAATTTACGAATCCAAGCACAAAAGAAGTTGTACCAGTTAATGTAAAATCTAGTTCTTTGACACACAAAACAACTGTCAATGATAAACTAATACATTACGAAATAGAATTTGAGGAAGCATTTGATTATATAAACAATGTTAGGTAATGCAAAAATTACAATTATTTATAGGTACAGAACGAGTAGATTTATTTAATGACGAAAGTGTATCAATAACACAAACAATACAAAATGTCAAAGACATAGCAAAAATATTTACAGAATTTACGCAATCATTTACCGTACCTGCAAGCAAAACCAATAATAAAATATTTAAACATTATTACAACTACGATATAGCAGTAAATGCTTTTGACGCAAGAAATAAAACAAGTGCCGAAATACAATTAAATAATATACCATTTAAAAAAGGTTTTATAAAACTAGAGGGTGTTAAATTACAAAATGAAAAAGCATATGCTTATAAAATAACTTTTTTTGGTAATACTGTTAATTTAAAAGATGTTTTAGGAGACAGCGAACTAGCAGACCTAACAAAACTTGGTGATTACGATACCAATTATAGTTATTCTAGTATAAGTAGTGCCATAAATGCAGGATTAAGTAATTTATGCGTACCATTAATTACACATACAAGACAATTATATTATGATACAGGAAGTGCAAACTTTGGTGCTGGTAATTTATATTGGACAGGCAGTCCTAGTGGATTTTCAGGCGATAATGGGGTTTTTTGGTCTGATTTAAAATATGCTTTGCGTGTAGAAAGGATTATTGATGCAATAACATCACAATTTTCAAGTATTAATTTTTCTAATGATTTTTTTAATACAAGTAATGCAGAATTCTATAATTTATATTTATGGTTACATAGAAAAAAAGGTGATGTTCAACCAGAAATTAGTGTAGAACCAACTTATGCTAGGGTTACAGGCTTTAGTTTAACATCTGACCCACCTGCAACAACAAGTATGGTGTCTGGTGCTTTGTCAATATCAAGTACACTTGTAACATATCCAAATAGTATTTTAGGGTTTAATTTAAATTTTAATCCAGTTAGTAGCACTATTGCATATAACATACAAATAAGAAGAAATGGTGCTGTAATATTTACAAAACCAAATGTTACAGGTACACAATTATTGACACAATCAGATTTTAGTTTATCAGCAGGTAGTTATACTGTACATATATCTACTGTAAATACAACAGATACAATAGTTTTTAATAATCAACAAATTTATTGGGAAATAAATGGAATGATTGGTGGCGAAGTTATAGATGGTGGCTATACAGATATTTGGAAAGCAAGTAGTTTTTCTAGTTCTACCACAATTCCATTTAATATACAAGCACAAATACCAAAAATGAAAATTATTGATTTTTTAAGTGCATTATTTAAGATGTTTAACCTAACAGCTTTTGTAGATGAAACAAATACAATAGTCGTACAAAAATTAGATGATTTTTATAACGCATCTAGTATAACACATACAATAGATGAGTTCTTGGACACAAGTAGTAGTGAGGTAGATGTGGCTTTGCCTTTTAACGAGATAGTTTTTAAATATCGTGGTACAGGTACATTTTTAGCAAAACAATACGAACAACTTAACAATGAGGACTGGGGTAGTTTGACATACTCAGCCGAGTCAGCATTTAGTGGACCAGAGGATAAATATACTGTTGAGGTACCATTTGAACACCAACAATATAACAGATTAGGTACAACAGATATACAATGGGGTTGGAGTGTAGATGATAGCAAAAATAGTTTTTTAGGTTTGCCATTAATATTTTATGCTATACAACAAACAAGTGCAACACCTATACCACTAAAACAAACTGCTAACGCTAATGGACAAAAAACAAGCTATGTAATACCATCTAATAGTTTAGCAAAAGCAAGTGCAACATCAAAGGTTAATATTAATTTTGGTGCTGCCGACAATGAATATTCAGGGGATTCTACTTTTGACGATGGTAGTTTATTTTTACAAAACTATGTAACATATATACAAAGTGTATTTGAGCAAAAAAAGAGATTAACAAAGGTTAAAGCATATTTGCCATTAAAAATTTTATATAATTTAAAATTAAACGATAAAATATCGTTAAATAGTAGAATGTATAGAATTAATAGTATTACGACAAACTTAATAAATGGTGAAAGTAGTTTAGAATTATTAAATATTGTATGATTAGAAATATTATTGAATTATTAAAATTTGTAAAAAACGATACAGAAAGTATTGCTATTGCAAAAGGTAAATATAAAATGCCAGAAAGTTTTAAAGAGATGTTTCAACAAATAAAAAATAAATAATGGCACAAAATGTAGAGGTAAATTTTGAATTAAAGTATAAACAGGCTGCAAAAGGTTTAGATGAATTACAAAAAAAGTACGAAGAATTACAAAAAGAAGTACAAGACGCTAATAAAAAAACAGAAGATTCATTAGAAAAGGTAGAAAAAACAGCAAAAGATAGTGCAAAGGGTGTACAAAAAGTTGGTGTAACACTTAAAACACTTGCTAAGGCAGCAGTTGGTCTAACACTCATACAAAAAGCATTTGAATTTGTACAAGGAGCAATAAGTAGTAATCAACAAGTTGTTGATGGACTTAGGATTGCTTTTGAAACAGCGCAAATTGTATTTAACCAAGTTTTTGATGCTTTGGTAAATGTTGGTAAAAGCGTATCGTCTAATACAGAAAATTTTGATGCACTAGGTAAAGTTATGGGTGGCATAATTAAAATAGCCATAACACCATTTAAATTGGCATTTAATGGTATAAAAGCTACAATAGTAGGTGCACAATTAGCGTGGGAAAAATCATTCTTTGGTGGTAATGACCCAGCAAGAATAAAAGAACTACAAGATGAATTAAAAAGTATTGGTGAAGAGGTTGTGCATATTGGCACAGATGCTTTAAATGCAGGAAAGGATATTGTAACAAATATTGGTGAAGCAGTTGGCGAGGTAGGTGATATTGGTAAAACAGTTGTAAAAGAATTGGGAGATGTAAGTGTCAAATCAGCTTTAGAAACTGCAAAAACAAATGTAGAACTTAAAAAATCAGCAGATATTGCTCGTGTAGCAAACCAAGGATTAATAGAGGAGTACGATAGACAAGCAGAACAACAAAGACAATTACGAGATGATGACAGGAAAAGTATATCCGAAAGACAAGAAGCCAATAACGAATTATTAAGAATTTTAACAGAGCAAAAAGATGTGATGTTAGAAAATGCTGATGCTGTATTAGCAAGTGCCGAAGCACAATTTAAATTAACAGGTGCAGATGAGGATTATATTGCAGTACTAGAAGCAAGAAACGAAAAAAAGGCTATTGAAGCACAAATTGAAGGTCAATTATCAGAACAAAAATCTAATCTTGTAGCATTAGAAAAAGAAGCAGATGAATTACAATTATCTAGAGATGAAGCGACAGCGTTAAGACAACAAACCGAAAGGGATTTTAACGCAGAAATGGAAGAAAGCGAAATTAGAAGATTACAAATGACTTTGGATAATTTGCAAACTGAAAAAGAAGCAGAGGAAGAAAGATTAAAAAATAAAAGAGATTCATACCAACAAGGTACACAAGCATTCGTAGATGCCAATAATGAATTACTAGATTACCAACAGGCAAATGCACAAGAACAAGTTAAAATTGAAAAAGATTTAGCAAAAGCAAAATTAACAGCAGTACAAGGTGCCTTAGGTGGTATTGCAAGTATTGTAGGTGAAAACTCCAAATTTGGTAAAGCCATAGCAGTTGTACAAGCTATTATTGATACCTATGTTGGTGCAAATAAAGCACTAGCACAGGGTGGTATTTTTGGATTTATTGGTGCTGCTGCAGTAATAGCATCAGGATTTGCCAATGTTAAAAATATAACAAAGTCCAAACCACCACCAAAACCAACTTTTGCAAAAGGTGGGGGAACAGGAGGAACAACACCACCTGCACCATCACCACCACCAGCACCAGTATTACCAGATGTTAATACAGTAGGAGCAAGTGGTATAAATCAACTTGCAGATGCTATTGGTGAGCAATCACAACAACCAGTACAAGCGTTTGTGGTTAGCAATGATGTTACCACAGCACAAGGGTTAGAAAGGAATATTGTAGATGGTGCGTCAATATAAATACAAAATTAAAAATTAAAAGCGTTATTAGATTATGAGAATTATAGAACTTATTTTAGACGAAGCCAAAAATGTTATGGGCGTTGATGCAATAAGTATTGTAGAAAGTCCAGCCATAGAGGAAAATTTTTTGGCATTAAAATCAGATGAAATCAAATTAGCAGAAGTAGATAAGGAAAAGAAAATATTAATGGGTCCACTATTAATACCAAACAAACCTATCTTTAGAACACAAAATGGTGAGGATTACTATATTTATTTTAGCAGAGAAACTGTTGAAAAAGCAAGTCAGTTATATTTAAAGAAAGGTAATCAAAACCAAACAACAATAGAACACCAACACGAATTAAGTGGATTAACACTTGTAGAATCTTGGTTGGTTGAAGATGAGGTACACGACAAGTCAGCAAAATATGGATTTGATGTGCCTATAGGTACTTGGATGGGTGCAGTAAAGGTAAATAACGACAAAGTTTGGAATGAGTATGTTAAGAATGGAAAAGTCAAAGGTTTTAGTATAGAGGGCTACTTTGTAGATAAAATGGAAATGAAAAAAGTAGAAAAGAAAAAAAGAAAATATAATGTGCAAAAATTATCTAGTGTTTTACTTGAAAGGATTGAGGATATATTAAAAGGTGAAAAACTAGCAAGTAAAGTTATAGATGAGGAATACGCAATTATAGATGATAGGTTAGCTTTTGCTTCTAAAGAAAGAGCTGAATCTGTCGCAGAAGATGTAGGTTGTAGTGGTTCACACGAACACGATTTTGAGGGGCAAATATGGTATATGCCTTGTGAAAATCACGAGTTAAAAGCACCTTGTTGGGCAGGTTATGAAATGATTGGATTTAAAATGAAAAATGGTAAAAAGGTACCTAATTGTGTACCAATTGACTAATATGAAAAAAAATCCAGATTATATACCAAGTAGGACAAGTCCAAAAGGTAGTAGGAGAGCTTGTTTGTGTAAAGATACAGATACATATTCTATTAAATGTTGTGATGGCTCTTTATGGGCACAGGGCATTGGAAGAATTAGTAGATTAGCAAGTTAAAAATGCAAAATTAAATTTATAAATCGTTAAATAGTTAATTATGAAATCAAGTGATATGATAAACAAAATTCGTACGCTATTAGACCTCGAAATAAAACTAGAGGAACTAAAGCTAGATAATGGTACTGTTGTAGAAGCAGAATCATTTGAAAAAGGCAACGAAGTCTTTATTAAAACAGAAGATGAAAAAGTTGCTATGCCAGTTGGCGAGTACTCTTTAGAAGATGGGAGAGTTCTTTTTGTAGAGGAAGTTGGTTTAATTGCTGATATAAAAGCAGAAGAAGAAAAACCAGAAGAAGTGGAAGAAGAACTAGAACACGAAGATGGGCACGAAAAAGAAGAAGATAAATACGCTTCTGTTGAAGAAATGAAAGAGGTTAAAGATAGAATTTCCAAAATAGAAATGGCTATTGAGGAAATGTATAGTAAAGACCTAAGCAAAGAAACAGAAGAAGTAGAAGCTGAAGCTGAAAAACCTCTAAAATCAAGAACGGTAAAAGAGGAATACAGCAAAACAGAAAAAGAAACCAAAGAGGAAGTTGAGTTATCAGAGCCTGCAACTAATCCTATTAAACATAGTCCAGAAGGAGACTTTGTAAAACAAAAATTCCACTTTGGAAAAAACAGAAGGAAATCTGTTCTTGATAGAGTTTTTGATAAAATAAATGAAATAAATTAAAATTAAATAAAATGGCGTTAAACATTACATCAACTTATGCAGGTGAATTTGCTGGACAGTATATTGCTTCTGCATTATTATCGGGAGACACAATCGCAAATGGCGGTATAGAGGTCAAACCAAATATTAAATTAAAAGAGGTTATTAAGAAAGTAGAAACTGCTAACTTAATAGCTAATGCATCTTGTGATTTTACAAACGCAGGTGATGTTACTCTTACTGAAAGAATTATTCAGCCAGAAGAGTTTCAAATTAACTTAGAATTATGTAAAACACCTTTTGTTTCCGATTGGGAAGCAATACAAATGGGTTATTCGGCATACGAAAAAATGCCACCTAAATTTTCTGACTTTTTTATTGGTAGATTATCAGCAGAAGTTGCTGCCAAAAATGAGCAAAATATTTGGGGTGGTGTTAATGCAAATGCAGGAGAATACGATGGTCTAGTAACATTATTCAAAGCAGATTCAGATGTATCTGATATTACAGGAACAACTGTAACACACTCTAATGTAATTGCAGAAATGGGTAAAGTAGTAGATGCTTGTCCAAATGCAATTTACGGAAAAGAAGATTTATACCTATATGTATCTAAAAATGTTGCAAAAGCATATGTTAGAGCATTAGGTGGTTATTCAATTGGTGTCGGTGCAAATGGTATTAATGACCAAGGTCAAATGTGGTACTCTGGACAGGGTCTATCGTTTGATGGTGTCAATATATTTATGGCTCCAGGATTATCCAACAACCAAATGGTATTAGCTCAAAAATCCAATCTATATTTTGGTACAGGTCTATTGTCAGACCATAATTTAGTTAAAACACTAGATATGGCAGACCTAGACGGAAGTCAAAATGTTAGATTTATTATGAGATATACTGCAGGTGTCCAATATGGACTTGGTTCAGAGGTAGTTTTATACGACCCAACAGTATAATATTAACAAGGGGTAGAATAGTAATCTACTCTACCCTTTTTTTTAACTTTATAAAAATATAACTATGGCTTGTACATTAACAACAGGAAGAAAATTACCTTGTAAGACCGGATTTGGTGGTATTAAAAAAGTTTACTTTGCTGATTTTGGTACACTAGGCACAGTTACTATAGATGCAGATAAAACAATATCTGCGTTCTCTGGTAGTCCAGCTTGGTTCCAATTTGATGTAAAAGGAAATTCATCACTAGAAGTTACAATAAATAGTTCTAGGGAAAATGGCACAACATTTTTTGCACAGGTATTAAATTTAACACTAACATATTTAGATAATGCAACAAAAGAAGAAATACAATTGTTAGCAGTTAGCAATCCACATTTAGTTGTAGAAGATTATTACGGTAATCAATTACTATGTGGTATTGAAAATGGAGTGGAGTGTACTGGTGGTACAATAGTTACTGGTGCTGCAGCAGGGGATTTATCAGGATTTACAATTACATTTGAGGGTCAAGAAGAATTGGCACCTTATTTTGTAGATGCTGGTGTAATATCTCCAAGTGCAA